CCAGCAAATTCAACGTAGGTTTTGACGATACAAACGATCAGCTTGTTATCACAAGAGCGATAGGAAGTAACAATGATATTGTTGTAGCTAGTAATGGTAATGTCGGAATTGGCACAACAACTAAATCGAGCACTTTAAATGTTTTAACAGATTTAAGAATTGATTCCACGGCAGATATAATTATTGACGCCAGCAAAAAAGAAATAAGAGTAGATGACGGCGATTTAAAGTTGATGGAGTATGGCGGTGGTACTTCTTCTAATAAATCTACAGGGGGCGTAGAGATTTTTGGAAATGGGGGCTCCTCCCCATTGTTTTATGCGAAAGTTGCATCTACTACTGATGATTCTCAGAATTTAATTGGTATTGGTACTAGTAGCCCTTCTGCTAAATTGCATGTAAAAGATGTTGCAGCCAACGTTCTGAGGCTGGAGACCACAACAAATACGAATCCGTACATTCAAATCACAGGCAGATCAGGAGGTACGCCTTTTGAAACATATTTATCAAGCTCGACATCTTTAATAGGTATAGGTAGCGCTTCGACTGCAGGCTCTACAACATTAAATATAGGAAGAGCAACAGGAAGCGAAGGTCATGTGCACATTGGCGGTACAGGTATGACGTATAAGTTTGCTGTTACAGGTACTGCGCCTACTATATCTTCGTTAACAAGCTCGTCTTCTTTAGGTACATTATTAAGAATACGGAACACTCACAGTACCTTAGGCAGCGGAGCTAGAAGCGTGACAGCTTATACTATTAACAATGGGACAAACCAAATAGTAAACTGGATAAACGGATATTTCAAAAATGGATCAGATAGCTATTTTGGTGCTCATTATAAGAACGTTGCTGTAAGTGGGGATAGCGATATTAATTTCGACTCTACTTTAAACAATAATTTATTTTACATCAATACTTCTGGGACGGCTAATTTAGGTGGGGCTATACATACTCATAATATTGTAACGACTGGCCATAATACGGGGAGATTTGTTCAAGCTTATCATTTAAGGGTGTATCTTAATGATAATCAAAGTCAGCTTTTTGGAGGGTTTGGTCAACCAATGAGGACAGGTGGCTATACTTATTTAGGAACGCAGAATCCGCAAACTACTAGTACTGTGGCTAATGCTTCAGCAACGAGTATAGCCCCGTTTGGTGGAAAATTAATAAAAGCTTTTATTTCGGGGGGGAATGTTGGAGGTACTTTAGACTCAAGTCTAGCACAAACGAAATTGTTTTTTAATGTTACGGCTTCAGGTGGAACTCTTCCAGCTAATAATTCCGAGAATAGGCTAACTAGCACAAACAGTGCAGATGTTACTTTTGCCCCTGAAGCTATAACGGCAAATACTCCTTTAACGATAGAAGAAAGCGGAACTTATGAATGGGATACTTCTACTGGTGGAACTTTAGAATTCGATGAAAAATCTTTAGTTATGCTGGCTATAGAATCTGTCCAACAAAGCAACATAGGTGTTGCGAATATTACTTTAATATACGAATTTAAAGTCACATAATGGCAACAAAATTCATAAAATACGAAAATGCGTTATTGAAAGTTGCTAACGAAACCATATTAGCAAACCAAGCTACTATTGGCGTTGAAGCGTCTTTGCAGCCCGTTACAAATGTTACCGGATCTATCGTTCGCTACGCTGCAACTGGCCCAATAAAAGGCACCTTATCTTTTACCCACTATTGCACTGGTAGTTTTCATGATTTTTTGAACCCTATAACATCTGTAGAGCATACCGGAGAACCTTTGAACGGTAGTTTAGGGGGTGTGGAGTTTGCCAGCGGGTACGTAAGATCTTTAAGTTTTGATGTTCAACCTTTTCAACCTATTGTTTTTCAATCTGAAATAGACATATATGGGGAACTGACTCAATTATCCGATGATGGAGATGAGGATTTAAACAGGAAAAAAATACCCGCTATTCCGGAAAACACGTCAATAGCTCACGGTTTGCGTTCTTATTTAGCGGGAGATGAAGTAAGCATAAATAAAAAGGTTAGTTTTTCATACAGCGCTTCTGCAGAAAGAAACCCCGTGGTCACTATACCAAATGAACTGCCTTATAGGGTCACCAAAGAAAATGTGACGATTAATATGTCTATAGAAGGAGAAGATTTTGGAGACGTATTAAAAGTAAGCGGAAACCAAGCGGAAGTAGAAGTGCAAGTATATGATGTTTATGGGGAATCGGCCATGACACAATTTGGGTGTACGGGGCAAATATACAAAAACAATCTTTCTGTTGATGCTGGAGGTTATATGCAAGGAGGTTTATCATTAAGTCAAGAATTTTTAACTGGAAAAGCTGAAGTATGATAATTAATTCTGGGGTTACAAATATTGAAGTATCAGCGTTCGAGCTTGGGAATAATTATTCCAAGTTTGACGTGGTTTATTACAGTGGTTTTACCGACGGTGGTAGTCAAAATTTTGCATCTCAAAGTGAATCTGGTCATTATTACTACACAGGGTTAGACAGTCTATCCACTGTATCAAATACTCCAGCCAGCGAGGATACCCCTTGGACTCAAAAATTTTTTTTTGAGTCATCTTATGGTTCTTCCGTTTCTTATAAAAATAGTTCGTATGACAACAACTTTGGAGATGGCTACTACAGTTATTTAAGTAAAAGTGAAAACAGTTTAAGAGCGTCGTTTTCAGTGCGGCTAAATAAAAGGTCAGACAAAGAAGCCAAAGCCGCCGTGCATTTGCTGGAGGATTCTTTTAATAAAGGCTTGAAGCCTAGTGGAGGGTATACAGGCATATATTGGACTCCTTTTGAACCTTATGATAAAGAGCATGAATTTTATATAGAGGAGATTGATAACCAATTAGAGTACCCTAATGTAAACAATATATCCACGGTATTTTTTGACGAAACTCAAAGCACTACAGATTGGCAAGATTTTTTTATCCCATTTAAAAATACTCAAGGATTTTTTGCGATAGGGGACCAGTATTCGAGGGATGATATCGTTTACGCAAGCGGGTCCAGCTATACAAATTACACAAGTGGATGGTATTATTACACAGGCTTAGACGCTACAGCTGCGAGCGATACAAATGGCCCCGCTACTGATAATTCTTTATGGGTAAAAGATACATTTTATTTTGATATCAATAAAGGCGTTCAGTTCAAGGAGTCGCCAAGGTTCTACAAGCAAAATTTTCCTAATAATTTTTATATAAGAGTAAGTGACGGCATAAATAAAAACTTATTATTGCTAAGTTTTGTTTTGCAGGGTAGATCTGACAAGGAGGCGAAGTCTATTTTACACTTTTTAGAAAAGCACAGGGGTAAAGATCAATTTAGATTTACTCCGCCATCACCTTACAATAAAAATAAAGTTTTTGTGTGCCCGGAATGGACTCACACTTTAAAATTTAAAGATAACAATGATATCAGCGTAAAATTCATAGAACAACCTATAGATTATTTAACTAAACAAATAAATTTTCTTAGTTTAATCACTGTAGACCCTTATATAAGAGAAAGATAATATGACGCTTCCTAGTACAGTCACAAGCAGAGAGCAAGGCAATACATTTATTGCATCCACAGGGATGGAGATATCGGTTCAGACCGGTTTCGCTATAAGGACAGGTTTTTACTTAACAAATAGTGGTAATTACGGCGTAGATGTAACGGTTGTTGCTGGCGATAACGATTTAGCTTTTGACTTTATATCAGGCGTGGAATCAACCATTTCGTTACCGGCTGGAGCAACAAGATTAGTGCCTTTTGATTTTTATGGCTTAAAAGATGTAAGCGGTCCTGTAGCGGGGTCAACAGGGCCAGCTGGAACTGGAGCATACAAAGCTCACCCTTTAATTGAAGTTAGATCCCAAATAAATAACCAAGCTGACCCAGAAGGCGAGATCAGGGTAGATATAACTGGATATGTTACAGGTGCTATAAGTAGATCTGCTGTAGTTGGGCCTCAACCAGATATCCCTCCGGAACATCCAAGTGGATTTTTAGTTTTAACAGGCAGTTTTGATGATTCAGGTAAGCCCTATAATCAACTGGAATGGAAGAACCCCTCTACTGGCTATTATTTTGAAAATTACCAATTGCAATATTCCGTTACAAATACTCAAAGCGCATCTTGGCTTAACTTATCCAGTGCCTCATTGAGTTTCGATAGGCAGTATGAGATAAACCGGCAAAGTCTAAACGATATAAATGTAAGCACTGATATTATTGACTCTTATTATTATGGCTCCCCTACAGGCTTGATAGGGAATCAAGACTACCTGCATGATAATTTAAGTTTTGATACCGATCATTACTATAGGATAAGAGGTGTCCATTACGACCTAGATCAGTCTACGGTCAGAACGACGAGCGATTGGGTTTATGGATACAGCGTTGGGGATTTATCTTATGACGGCTTAAATAATGATATCCTGACAGGTTTAGTTACAGGGTCGTCTACGTTGCCAGATAATAATAGTGTAGACCCTTCTACTATACTAAATGCAAAAACAATCAAAAAACAAGCAATGGTTACTTACCTGAAGGATAATGAATCAGACGTAAACATAAATTCCAAGTTCAATCAGGAATTGAATAATAGGAATTTAACATTGCAAACCTTTACTGCTAATTTCTCAGGTTACCATGTGGTAGTTTCTGATGGTTATACGGTTGGCTCAAAAACGGAAGGTAAAGCGGCTATTGAGACGGGGGGGCAAATTAAAAACGCAAATAATTCTGAAGTAAAAACCCTACTTATCTTAGGCAAAAACTCATTGATTGCAGGTAAGGGAGGAGATGGTGGAGATGGGGGGTGGATCAAAGGGGAATTTGTTACGGGAGGCGCACGACATAGGGTCAGCAACAGAATACAATACGTTGGTACGGCTCCATCCACAGACGGTTCAAATGGTGAAGCTGCAATTAAAATAACAGATATCAACATAACTGAATTTAAAATTTTTGCTGATTATACGACAAAGATATACGGAGGTGGAGGTGGAGGTGGAGGTGGGGATACCACTTGGACTTCTGACAGGGTGCTTGATTATTTTAATAATACACCTATTAATCTTGGACAATTCGATATAACAATAGCTGAAGACCCTACAAATGTAGTGTTGACAAAGAACGCCGGATATGGAAGAAGCGCCACAACTTTAAGCCTTACAGTTTTAGATTTAATAGGCCTAAGTATGGCTGGAATAGGCGGTGGTGGCCAAGGATTTGTTTCAAAAGGGGGTAAAAATATAAAAAGAAATTTAAATTATTTAGAAGGAAATGGAAGTCTTGAGGGTCCCGGATCAGGGACATCCAAGAATTTTGCGCAAAGAATAGGTTCAGGCGGAAATGGGGGGGTTTTTGGGGCTATGGGCAAAGGTCAGGATAATGAAGACGCTTTGTTTATAAAAGAAAATTATAATCGAGGTTATAGATCTAATGCAAAGCTTCCCGGTCTTGCTGGGTACGCCATTGATGCGCAAGCTGCAAATGCGACCGCATACAGCCTTAGCAATTTTAGATCTAACTTATTTTACATAAAAAGATCGAAAGCTAATTTAAGTATGTCCGGTATTGATGGTTTTTTTGCGAGATGGACATCAGACGAAAAAGCGTATAATTCAGGGACGACTCAGGCGACAAATGGTCAAACAGTAGAAAAATGGGAAGCAGCTGAATATGCAACAGCTTTAAATTCTAATGTCCCTTACTTGGAACAACCAACCAACAATAGTTTCAGACCCCATTTCGTAAGCAGTGGAAATGATGTGAAATATTTTGGCTCTGGGTCAGCCATATGTTTTGCGGGAAACAAGCTGATGATTTTCAAAAATGTGTTGGATGCAGATGCTGTAGACACTTATTTTAGGAACAGTATGGAAGGGTTTGATTTATTTTATAATATCATACCTGTTACAGACGGTTTTGGTTTTAATCAATTCCCCGGGAATAGAGGGCACAGTCGGGGATTTTTTAATTTGCATTCTTGGGGGTTAGATACTAATAAATCCTACTTGTACAATGATAGTATAAAAGTTGTAGAGTCTATGGGCTTAAAGGAGAATAGGTTTAGCTTTAAGGATCAATTTTGGGGTTCGGGAAGCGGTTTCGAAAAACCGCAATCTTCGTTTGTGTATAACGTTTGCATGAAAAAAATAAATTCAAATAGATTTATCCATGACGTTTACTCTGGTACTAATCTTCAATCATCAAACACAATAATAAATTCGAACCTTTACTTTAATGAGTCTGATTTAGCTACCTTAGGGGGGGATAGATCGAGTTTTTGCATATCGGATATATTACTCTTTAGTAAACATCTATCTACAGCGGAAAGAGAGGCGGTCAATACCTTTTTAGTAAATAAAAATAGAGTATTCAACTTAACCAATGTGTCATCAATAACAGGGTCAAATAGATCTGAAGAAATCACAAAGCAATCTAATCAAGTCCCAACAAACACTTTAGAGATGAAAAATGGCATGGCAGGGTATATTGTGCTACCCTAATAACCTTCTTCTTAAATAAAATACCAAAATGGCAACACAAGATCATAATTCATCGTTACTAGACTTACTTCCAGACACAATTATAGAGTTGTATGAAATAGATTTAGGGGAGCAAGATGGCGTATATCGTTTTCACCCCGGGGCTATTACAAGTGAAGTTTTATTTTTCAACTCTTTTCCGTATTACCCTTTACCTGTTCAAGCTTCAGAGTTTGATAAAAGAGCAGACGGGCAAATGCCCAGACCTTCTTTGGTTCTCGCTAATGTTGATGGGTTTATCACTGACGTTTTGAAAGGTAGGGCGGACCTTGTTGGCAACACGTTCACAAGAAAAAGGGTTTTTTTAAAATTCATAGATAATTCTAATTTCCCCAATAATTTTAATCCATTCGGCGTGCCAAATTCGGAGTCTAGGTTTGACGATGAGTTTTATATTATAAACAAAAAAACAACGGAAAATAAATTATTTATAGAGTTCGAGCTGGTGTCCCCTTTAGAATTTGAGAACGTAAAATTGCCTGCTAGAATAATGATTGCTAACTATTGCCCGTGGAGGTATAGGGGTACAGGGTGTAAATATGGGCAGCTATCAGATTTTAATAATCAGATTATAGACAATGAGAATGTATCAGTTAAAACCCCATCAACGGTTTTTACTTCTGGAGGGGTTGAGCTAGGCAATTTAGGTTTGCCTGTAGCAGATGAAAACGATAAATTATTTTTCGAAAAAGAAGGCTACAATATTAAAGCTTTAACTTGGAGAGGGGACTACAGTAAAACAGTGTCTGATTATATAAGAGGTGATGTGGTTAGGATTAAAAGTAAATTTCAAAATTTAGCTAAAATGAATTTGTCTGACTCTGAGCAAAACCTTGAAGATGATCCAGATACATTTTTTGTATGTATACAGGATTCGCCTGCTGATAAGGACCCTAGATATGAAAAGGTTTACTGGGTTCAGGATCAGTGCTCTAAAAAACTAACAGGATGCCAAAATAGGTTTCAGTTATATGGAGAATATAGAAAAGGTTTACCTTTTGGCGGATTTCCGTCAATTGAGTCTTACAGATTTCGTTGATTCTTGTTTTCAGATACAGTGCTATTGCAGAGGTAGCGTAAATGAGAAATGTGGCATAACGACCAACATGCAAACCCACATTGTAAAGAATCAAGCCAAAGAAAAGAAAAACTCTTTCTGCATGGACCCGAATGAATATTACGATATTTATACGAGTGAGTCTATACAATTTATTTGGCATTCTCACCCTTCAGGCGATGCTACTCCCAGCCAAATAGATATAGAAATGTGCCAAGAGCATCAGTACAATTGTGTTATTTTTTCTAAAAAAAAGAAAAACTTTTCTTTGTATAGGTTTGATTTACCCTATTCGGTTTATTTTTCTATTTAATTGTGTATAATACAGTGAATGACTGAAGTTCACATAGAGGGCAGATTAGGCGATATAGTTGGATCTTACCATCGTTTAAGTTGCTCTACGCTTAGAGAGATACTAGTAGCAATAGAGTCTAATACAGGCAAATTAAGAAAATACCTACAATTTAATAAAAAAAGATATTTTTCCATTTTTGTTGATGGGAAAGTTGTAGATCCTTCTTTTTTTGGCCAGATTAAAGTGGCTGGTAAAAAAATAGTGATACTGCCCATTCTTATGGGGGCTGTAGGTTTTACTATCGCTGCAAAAATCACGGCTTTAACTGCAACAGCTGCTACTGGAGCAGTAACGTTGACTTTCGCAGGAATGGTAGTGGGTTCGATTATAACCGCTGCCGTTTCTTTTGGTTTAAGCATGATTATATCTAAAATGCTAGCGCCCGATGATCCAGAGATTGTAAACACCACCTCGTTTGTTTTCAGTAAAGCTGAAAATGTAGCTGCTCAAGGTCAACCGGTAGCAGTTGGATATGGGAGACTGAGGGTTGGGGGGAGTGTTATATCTGTCAACCTATTGAATGTGGATAGGGATAAATTTGATTCTAGCACTTTTTATAACGTGTTGTCAGATAAAACTATAAGCTCGTCAGAATTAACTGAATCGGAACAGGGGGCGTCGGTATCGGAGGATAATCAGAGCAATGATACAGAAGAGTAAATTATGGTAGCTAACATATCAACATCAGAATTGCAGCAAGCAAATCGGTATAAATATACAGACTGGACTTTTGAGGGGGATTTTCAGCAGTCTTACGTCAACCTCTGGAAAAAATTAACTATTAAAAATATTTGCCCGAATGCAAATCATGGCAGCGACGGAACCTTAGAATCAGTCTCTATTTATCAAATTATAGATATGGTAGGTGAGGGGCCTATAAAAGGGTTTTGTGATCAGTTAGGTCAAGATGTAATAACTACAAACAATTCCTCATCTAATGAAAGTGTGTTGAAAGGAGTGTATCTTAACGATGTCCCTGTGAAAAATAGCTCATCGGATACATTGAATTTCAATAGAACATTTATGGATTATAGGGTAGGGACTCATAATCAAGATCCTTTACTTCAATTTGAAAATAATAGTTTAAGCTTTAGAAACAATTATCAAACTTTCAACTTAAATGTTAAGCTTCCCGGTTTAGCTCCTGATTACATATTAGACAAATTAACTTTTGAGTCGGACGCTTTGCAAAGTGGAGAGTCTGAAGTTCCAATATTTAAGACGCTTGGGTGGGATGGCAATGTGGCTTTTCCTGCGTTTAAAACCGGAGAGGTGGTAGATACCCTTAAAAAATACGAAAAAAATCAGCCAGTTAAATTATCACATACCATCTCAAATGACAGCGTAAACGCTTTAATGATAAACATGGAGTGCTCAGTGCAAATAGCTGGAAGCAGTACAGGTCCAAACAGTGTGGGGTTTATTATAAAAGTAGGATACCAAGGTGACGAGGTATTATTGGGTGAAAACGGATCAGTTGTTTATTTATTTTGCAACATCAAAGGTATTGCGACTTCACCTTACGTTAGGAGTTACTATGTGCCTTTGCCTCCTGCTGTGCAAGGTATTGACCGTCAATTGTCAATTTTTAGAGTTGATAAAGAGCCTGCAACGGATGAATACAGCCACGTTAAATCTCTAGCAGTTCAAACTGTAAACGAAGTAGTTTATGAAAACTTGAATTATCCGCATTCCGCTATAATAGGGACGGTTTTTGACGCAAGATCATTTTCTAATGTTCCAACAAGAACTTATGACCTAAAACTACTAAAGGTGAAAGTGCCTAGTAATTACGATACTGAAAGCAGGGTGTACACAGGAGATTGGGATGGAACCTTCTCAAAGGACTTAAAATGGACGGACAACCCAGCTTGGATACTTTATGACATATTAACTAATAAAAGATATGGCGCAGGCAAGTTTGGATTTAAAAAAGAATACTTAGATAAGTGGAATTTGTATTTTATAAGCAAGTATTGCGATGAATTAGTGCCTACTGGCAATTCTGGATTGCACGATAAAACACCCTTCACTATGCAAGCTGAAGGAAGAGAGGTTGAAATAGACAATTCCTCTTTGGGTTTAAGTCAAGATGAGTTGAGCAATAGGTTTACAGAGGGGGATACAGTGTGCTTATTAGATCTGAACACTGAAGCGAACGGCTCCGGAACTGCCCTAAATACGGGTTACAAAAGAGTGATTTTTAACCCTCGGTTTGAAGGTGATATATTTAAATTTACTTTAGTTGAGCAACCTTCTCCTGATTCGTTTTTTAAAAGATTTGCATCTCTGAAGGTTAGTTTTTTATCTTCCAAGCAGAAAAATAGCGCTTACAAATGGATTTTAGAATATTGGCAGCAGAACAGAAATTCCAACGACAGTTCTGTGAAAGATTATATAAGTGGCAAAGCTATAGATCAGATTTCTCGTAGTGGAAATCTATCAGTTCAGTACGATGGTGTTTTAGAGATTTTAGAGCCTAGATTCACATGTAATATTTATTTAGATAAATTGCAGTCTATAACAAACGTGATCAATGATATATCTGCAATATTTAGAGGGATGATATATTGGAGTAATGGTTACTTGTTCGTTTCGAATGATAAGTTCAAAGAGCCAATAATGCTTTTTAATAATTCGAACGTAAAAGATGGAATATTTAATTATTCAGGTAGCGCTAAAACTGGTAGGCATAGCGCAATTTTGGTTAGGTATAATGATAAAGAAGATAGTTTTAAACCTAAGGCTGAATACATCGAAGATACAGCAGCAATGAGGGAATACGGATACCTCCTGAAAGAAGTTGTTGCTTTAGGCACGACATCAAAGTCTCAAGCTCACCGCATAGGAAAATGGGTGTTATACACAAACCAGACAGAGAGATCATTAGTTCAATTTTCTTCAGGTATAGAGGCTAGTTATTTAATGCCCGGAGATATAATAAAAATTCAAGATAAACTCAAAAGCACAAAGCGATACGGAGGCAGGGTATCTCAGATAGATTACGGAGATAAAACTGTAACTTTAGATAAGGGCGTAATGGAGGATATAGCTGGGCAAAGTATAACTTTAATAGTACCTAAAGCAAACACCTCTGTGAGGCAACTCAATAAGAATGCAAAATTGAATATCGAAGCATCGTTTAATGATCCTTCTCTTAAAACAGGGTTAAGCCAATCTGAGGTCGACTCGTCAAGGCAAGTTCAAATAAAAACTTTCACCATTCAGTCTGTTTCAGATGGGAATGTTGTGAAAATACTAGAGGTTAATGACGAAGATTTTAACTCTATACCTGTAGGGTCTTTATGGTCTATAGAGAATTCAAATGCTGAATACGATATTAAAGATGTACAGTACAGAGTTGTATCTATCTCAGAGGGGACATTAAACGATTACATAGTAACAGGGATGGAGTATAACAGTACTAAATTTGAAGCGATAGATTCAGATAAAAACCTTAAACCCAATCAAGACTCGAAAACAATAGAATTTAAGATTTCAGATTTACCTGACCCAATATCGAGTTCAAACCCTACAAGCGATCAAATTACACCATCATCTTTAGATTCAAATTATTATGACGCTTACTTCTCTAAAAATGAAACATCTAGAGATAAAGCCTTAAATGTTGATTTCTCTCAGGTAATTACAAATCTGCCTCTTTCGGATATAGGCGGGTACATGGTCGAAGTTTATAAAGACGGCCAAAAAGTCAGGTTTGCTTTAGATGGATACGACAACACAAGTTTTAGTGTATTTTTAGGAGATTCAAACGCATATAGATATATAAATTATGACATATATGTATACGACAGAGATTACAAGTTAGAAAGTTTAGGGTTATAAGTTATGCCATTTAATAAATTTTTAAATCAATCTCCAGAGGATTTTGGGGCAGCATTAAGAGTGTCAGGTTTTAGTATTAGAAATGAATTTGCTGACCACCCAAATAAAGAGCCTTTCCCTTTTGATTATAATCTTCCACTGTTTAATCAGGGTACACCCCCTGAATTTGGGTCTATCGTGGCTAGCGGTGAGTTCTACACAAATGACCCTGTGTTGCATTGGCATCTAATAAACCCAGCTACAAAATCAATAATCCCTGAAAATGAAATATCAGAGTTACAAAGTTTTTATGGTTATAATTTAAGTATTAAAGATGAAACCGGAAAGCTGATAAAAAGCATTGCCACAGGATACAAGAAGAATGATTTTAAAGTTGATATAAACGATTTGATCAATGATTTTCAAAGCTCCAGCGGTGAAGATCCCAGAAGATTTAGGTTTGAAGTATCAACCGCCGATTACTACAATAGATCCTATACTGGCACCTATTTTTTAAACTCACCAAAGCCAAATGTTACAGGGTTATCCGTAAGTATAGGGGCAAATTCCGTAGGCTTTGACCCTGAATTAGAAAAAGTTTCAGGAATTAGGTCGATTGAGTATTACGCAGCGGCTTACAGCGGTTACACTATTAACCCTACCGGATCAGGCTCTTTGACTCATCAATTCAGCTACGCAAAGAATTTAGTCGGAAAGCCTAACGCAACTTTTGGGTTGAATATTCAAGTCCCCAGTGAATCAGGCTTGTATTATACAGTTGTGGCTTCAGATCAATACGGGACTGGTGATGCTTACGTTTTTCCTTCGTCAGTTAAAACTTTTAGTATTGACCCTTTAAAGTTTAACGTTAAGCCTACAGGTTTAGAAGGTAAGGTTACTATAGAAAGAGATAACCTAAATAGAGTAATAAACACAAAAGCTGTAGCAAAATTCAATAGAGATTTTATAGGTTTAGCGGATTATGAAGTTAAAGTATTACAATCTGGAGATCTTTTAGAACAATCAGATAGCTTTTATATACAAACTCCTTTCATTGATGGCGTAAATAAGATTGTGCATGGCACGGGTGCGGAAAGGTTAGATTTTCACTATTTAGAGCAGGATTTTTCAACTCAAGATTTTTATTATAGCGGTTTGAACGCAGAGCCTGTTTTTACAACTTATAACACTACAGGTATACAATGGAAGGAACATACGTTATTAATTGATTCAAGCAAAAACTTACCTCCTCAATTTTTAACCGGGCAATCTTTGATTTCAGAAGTGGCCATTCCAGCGGGAAACACTTTAAGTCAAAAAATTTACTTTGGGTTTGCGTTTGATCAAAATACTGAAGATTGGGTTTTTCATCCAAGCGGTGGTTATTATAATTCGGGCATCTATACTGGCACGTATGCAGATGCTGCAACTGGAGGCGTGCTAACATATATATCTAACGACCCTAGTGGCCCTAATGCTACAGGGCCGCAAGGAGATATTATTAGCAGTGGTTATTTCGCAATAGAAACAGGTGCCACAGGGTCTTTAGTCGCTACAAATTTATCAGGTTTTTTATTGACAGAATACGAACCAAGATTTTCTTATGATATTCAACCTGACTGTAGCTACAAGTTCTCTGTGAGGCCGAAAGATGAGAATGATAATTTTGGAGATGCATCAGACGACTTATCAATTACTACAGGAGATATAATTTCTGCTATAACTGGGGCAGGTTATTCAACAGGCTTATTTAATGGTGACACCAATAGTGGGTTAGCTTTTTATAATGCTGACTTAGATGTTTTAAACGTTTCTGATAACTTGTTTTCTAGTGGAAGTGGGCTTGGGGTTAACATAAGTACTCCTGAGCATCATTTTCATGTTAGTGGAGACGCTCAAATAAGTGGGTACCTATACGACTCACAAAACACTACAGGTGAAGCTGGATATGTTTTAGCCTCTGAAGAAGGAGGCCCTCAATGGAAGCAGATTGAAGATGTTTTATCTGGCGTAGGAGGTTCTGGTGTTGCTAATTATGTAGCTCGCTGGGCTGATGAAGATACGCTTACGACAGGAGTACTTTATGATAATAACACTAATGTTGGTATAGGTACTGATAATCCTAATGCAAGATTAGAAATCAAAAGCGATGGCTCTTCAGCGTCTGGAGCTGAAATAAGATTACAACACGCTAACAATAATAGCACTGATGTAGTTTCTACTGTAAATTTCGCTAACAACATTGGCTCTGTAGCAATGATTCAAGGTGGAACTACAGAAGCGAATAATACTGGCTACATTTCATTCTTCACAGACAACGCTGGCACATCTTCAGAAAAGGTACGCATTATTGGTGATGGTAATGTTGGTATTGGTTTTCCTATTCCATTACAAAAGTTGCACATAAATGGTAACATCTTGCTTGAAAATAATACGGAAATACGACAGAAGGATTCTGGTGGAACTCAAAGAACTATCATTGAATTAGATAATTCCGATGATTTAAATATTGGTGGATCGTATTCAGGAGCATTAAAATTCATCGGCGGCGGATCTTACACCGAAGTCATGAGAATTCATGATGATGGTAATGTTGGTATAGGTACAGCAAGTCCAAATTATAAACTACATACCGTGGGTGGAGCAGGTGTTTTTGATGTTACTGGCGCAGCCACGCTGAATCATCATCTTGCAGTAACCGAAGTCGCCACCTTACCGGATTGGAGACCTTACTCAGGTACGACTACAGCAGCTCTACAACTACAAAGCTCTGCGACAAGGGGGATTCTTCTTGCTGCAAAATCTACAGGTAATCAAGATTTTTACAACACAGATGGTTTAGATATTTATGTTGCCAGTACAATTGGCTCTTCATCCTCTAATAGAGGTGTCTTAGCTATTTCTGCAAAAAACGATGGTAATGTTGGTATAGGTATTACAACCCCATCTGAGAAATTACATATTGGATCTGGTGCTAGTGAGAATTCTAATTTATTTGTCCGTGTGGATGGCGATGCGGCATTCCAAAAAGGCTTTAATATTTATGCAGATGGTTCGGAACAGTGGCGTATTTACACGACTGCAAGCAGTAGTGATTTAAGATTTTATGATGGTAGTAATGTCACTGTAACGTTTAAAGACGGCGGTAACGTTGGAGTCAACACGACAAGCCCTACTTCAAAATTGCAAATAGTCGGTTCTACCTCTGGAGATTCAGTGCTAAGAGTCGATGGAACAAACGGAACATTGTTTGAAGTAGTTGATGATTTAAGCGACTCATTAATGTCTGTGAATGATGCGGCTGGGTTACCAGTGCTTGAGGTATTTGCTGATAATCATATAGTCGCAGGTAGATATAATCAAAACGATTTCTATTTAAATACAAATGGAAATTTAGGCTTAGGCACTTCATCTCCGGTTACTAAATTGAATATAAAAGGCGATCAATCTGCGAATGGCCAATTATATATAGAGCCTACCAACGACAGTGAGTATGCTGGCCTTGTAATTAAAACTACTAGAGGAG